TGAGTCACGTTTGTCAACTGCGCGGGGTTGCCTCCGACAGTCCAAGAGCCTGCGACAATACTATCGAAGTTTCGACCGGTGTTTACAACCGCCGTTACGAACCCACCTTTATAGAACGAGCGCGGGTCAACGTCCCAGTGCCCGCGACTTGTGTTGTTACCGACCACAATACGTATTCCGCCTGTAGCGTTTATGGGTGTTTTGGTGTTGAACCACATGATGATGTGTTCGCCGAGTCTGCCCACGTTATAGTTGTAGGGACCGCTGGCGATGGTTGTGGTGTAGAGTTCGTTAAGACCGGCACTGCCTTTAAGGCCGAGCGCGCCCGTGCCTTGCACAAAGTCATCGTCGGTAGAAATGTTGCCTTGGTTGAAGCCGGTGGTGGCGTCGGCGGTGTTTACAACCGTTCCTACAAGGGTTACTGCCATTTTCTCACCCCATGTCTATGCGTCATGACCACGGTCGCCGCATGAACGGAGTGAAGAGCCACATTAGTCGCTGTTGGAATCGTCACACCTGTCGGAACTTTGTGTCCGTGTGCATGTCCGAAGAAATACCAATCAGTATCGTGATCAAAATTCCACAAACTTTTTGGTTCCTCAAATTCATTGCTCGCGCCAATGTACGTGATTCTATCCCCCGACGCAAGCGCTAAAAACTCTTCTTCGGAAGCAACAATGTGGACTTTAAAATTTAGGTTGAATATTGGTACAAAGTTTGTTCTGTTGATGATCACTACATCTGTGATATCACCCGCAGCTACGAAAGCGTAGTTCCAAGCGTCAAGGCACTCTTGACGCCCGGAATACACATCAGTGTCGTATTCTTCAAAGAAGAAAGCGACGCCCGCCATTTTTACGCGTCCGAAGTGCGGATCGCTGTAGACGAACCACCTGCGGCACCGAGGGTACCAGTGGTTTCAAAGGTACGGATTGGGGTCGCACCACCATCGCGAACGCGGATGAAGAGTGAGCGGTTCGCCAAGTAAACAGATGTGAACGTAGCGGTTGCTGCGCGTGTCGTTGCCGTACCTGTACCCGTGCCTGCGCCGGTTGCTGTGAAGATCGTACCCGGTGTGCTGTTCGCTGCACCGATAAGTGTGAAGTCAGTGGTTCCCGTTGCGGTAATAACGTAAGCCACACCAATCGTGAACGACCCGGATGTCACAAGTGTACCTTGCGCAAGTTGGTCGATATAGCTGATGAACACATCATTGGCTGCTGCGGCTTCGACTGCGATGAAGTCCGCCACAGTAGTTGTGGTGGCGTCGTGCGCTTCCGAAGCTGTCGGATCGATTGTAAAGGTTGATCCTGTGTAGGAAGTGTACTCAAGACGACGCGCGATTCCGTTATCATCGAACACACGAATTGTACCAGCAGACGGAGTATCCGACGGGATGGCCGCATCAATCACAACAGACGTGATGTTGTCTGTGTTCAAAATGGCGTTTAGGCCGAACTGGTCAACTTGTAGGAGGCCCCCACTCTCTGGTCCGACAAGCACGCGGTCTTCTGCGTGAACGAGTCCGTTCACCGTGAACGTAACGTTGTTCGGTGGAGGGTTTGGTGTGTTGGTAAGGTCAAAGAGCAGGTCAGAAGCGGTAAGGTCAGCAGGTTGTACGCCGATACCGTAAGCGCCAATAAGCGCCGAGCCTGTTGACTGTCCGATGAAGGCTGGAGAAATAGTGCGTGTGGTTATCGCGCCGTTCACAGTCACTGTGCCTGTGTGTAGCGTGTCTTGATACAACACGGTATTGTCCGCAGGCACTGTGCCCTTGATAAGCTGGATGTAGAAAGCGCCTGTTGTGCCTCCGTCGTTAACAGCGAGGATTGTGCCCACGCCGCCGCCGGTTGCCTGTCCTACAGGTGCGCCGTTAACGAGCGCTGTGGTGCCGGATGTCAGACCGAGGATCGCGTCGTTATCCGCTGGAACCCCAGACTCAATGGCTACAACAAGTGTACCTGCCGTACCGTTATCGTCTAAGGACAGAACGCGTCCGATTGCGGAGCCTATTGTTACAGCCTCTCCTACCGCAAAACTCGATACAGCTTCGGTGTCGTACGTTACGAATAAACCCCAAGCATAATCAAGGTTGGTATCCGGTGCCGCACCTGCCTCTGCATCATATGCAAAAGAGTGGGTGACGCCACGGAAGAGTTCCCCGTTCATGGCGTGGATAGTCTCCGCCGTCGCACGACGTTGAATCCACTTTGTACGTTCATAAAGAACGTTGATGGTTTGTGTTCCGAGGTCCCACTGTGAGTAGTATTCCTCGTTGACTGCGTCTCCGGTTACGTCAAGAAGGTTCAAGCCTTCTATGTTGACAATGGAGGTCCATCCTGAAATAGTTCCAGCAGCCGTCTGGTTGTTAAGGTCAGACGCTGTAAAGATAGCGGCAGTAGCGTTACCCAAACCAGCAGTCAGTGAGAATTCCGCGTAAGAATCCCCAAGTTCGCGCGCTTGTACGCGTAGGCGTTGGCCATCGATGTTGGCCCCTTGGTCACGGGTCTTTACCATGACGCGAAGAAGAATGTTAGCACCCGCATCCGTGTTGAGGCCTGTGCCCCAATAGTTTGTCAAAAGCGCGCCGTTCTGGACGAGTTGGAGGTTGGTTCCAGCCGGAACCGCGCCCACGACAACGAGGCCAGAGTAAACGGTATCGCCGCCTGCTTGGGTGATGGAACCGTCATAAAGAGATTGCGCGGCTGTGTCATCAATGTTATATCCATTGATGAGTGTGATAATATTATCAGTCGAACGATCAGACGGGGTCTGGTCGGTGATGTCAAGAAGATCGTCTCCGGACGCTACGGCGTCGTCAGCAAGGTCTTGCAAGAAGCGGTGAAGCTGGATTACCGTGTAAGTCGGACCGCCGCCGGTGTAGCGAATGTCACCGTTAGCTGCGACAGAGAAGTCGTCTGCAATTGCCATGTTTTGTTACCTCAGATTATTTTGGTGACGGTGACGCCCGTCAGTTTGTCTTGAACATCATAGGTCAAATCTTTTATGATCCCATGATAACTATCGGTGACTTTGGTAAGAAGACCTCCGGTGTATTCGAGCACCTTGTCATCGCCTTCTTCTTTTGTCACACGTGTTAGCTCATCGCCCGTATACGTAAGGACGATATCATCGAGACGGATGTATTTTACGGGCGTCTCGCTGTGCTGATAATTGTTTATGAGCGGTTCGGATGCATTTGCACCGCCTGCCCAGATTGTACCCCAAAAAACTTCGGTTGGCGAGGAAAACGCCCCTTCGGTCGCAAACAAAGTTGAGACCGGGGTGCTTGTCCCTTCGGCGATCATTGCCAGCGGGTGAGAGGTGCGCCCGCTGAATGATACAACGGAGGCTCCTTCTGCAACCAAGCCCATGGCTTGATCGGATTGAAGCGAAGCCGTAAATAGTGGCGTCGCGATTATGCCAAGGCGGAGGGAACCGGTACGAAGTCCGATTGAACCTCCACTGATTCCGATGCATTCCGCCATGGCTTATCTTACTCTAAATTGTAGTGTTCCCACTCCGAAACTCAGGGTGTCTCCGACCGGGCCGTTGCGTGGGGCCACAAGGTCCCCTTCAAAAAGCATTTGGCCGCTCACGGCGTCAAACACCGCAGCGGCTACAATCGTTCCCCACGTCGCTGTGGTCACGGTTGGGAAGATGATCGAATTAGAGTTTTGAACCAACGTGCCCGCGTTCTCTGTATGTACCGGAGCAGTTAGTGTTATGACCTGACGCGCGTATCCGTTCACTATCGACGGTTCTGCGATGTTAGAGCCGTTATCACTTAATGAGACTGTGCTCAGAGCAAGTTCCAGCGATGCTGGTGCCGTGGGCATTGCTGTCCCACGAAACCAGTTCGCTAGTGATGTTTGTACGTATGTGCTGTGCCCTGCCATGATCAGCCTATGTTCTGATCTGTGAAGGTAACGATGCCAGCGGTTTCGCCGGTGGCAGCGATAACGGACACGCTTTCGCCGACGTTGACACGGACATATTCACACCCGCTCATAACCAGCATTGCGTTGGTCTGCGTTGCGGCGGTTGCTGCGCGCGACACCAGAACGTGGAACGCGCGATTGCATCCGATGCGGACAAGGGTGGGTGAAGCGTTGGCCGGGTCAAACGCGACGGCAGTGATGCCTGCGTCGAGGGCCGACTGTGTGGTTGGACCGGCGATTACGTTGCGTGCCATTGAGACCTCTTACTCTGAGAGTTGAAGCGCCTCTTCCATTTCCACAATTTTCGTGATTGCGGTTTCTTTGGAAGCGCGGTGGTGAATGCTCTCGCCGTAGCGCTCGGACGCGATTGATTTGAGTGCGTCCAGTGAGAACCCATCCAAATATTTGGCGACGTCAGCGTTGCCTGCTACTCGGAGTGCCTCTTCTGTTAGGCTTTCTTCGGCGACGGGCTCTACTGCGGTTGCAGCAGCTTCTTCGGCGTCTGTGAGGGCTTTCGCCGCGTCCAAGACTTCCTCGGCAGCTTTTTGTTCTGTCATGCCATTGAGCGTCCACGTGTAGTCGCCGCGTTGCACAAGTTCACGCGCGTTGCGTGTATCTGTTTCGTGCTTGTTACCTTCGGCGTCGTAGATGACCGCGATCTTCGAAGATGGGTCTTCTGGGCCTTCGGACTCGACGCGGTTCTTTCCTGCGTCATTGAGGTTCCAGCTATACCCGGCACGTCGTACCATGTCGATAGCGTTCGGGCGTGTTGTTTCTACTGGCGTGCCATCGGTTGCGTAAACGGTTACCGGTTGCTTGCGGGCATTAAAGCCATTATTTGGTCCAGCCATAAGTCGGGTCTCCTGTCTGGGAAGTTGCGGGGGATTTGAAAAAGGCGGCGGGAGTGCCGCCGCCTTTTTTATTCAGTGCTTTTCAGCGAGGCTTATAGGCCTGCGCCGTATGCAACCCATGCGCCGAACGTGATCGAAGGTGTTGTGCCTGCGACTGTAAGGTTCAGTGCGAGTTCTACGCGATCAGCAGAGCCACTGAGCTTTTCGAGCGTGTGCCCGTCAAGCTTGATGACGTACTGGCCCGGTACACCGCGAGGTGTTGCGAGCGCGCCTGCGACGACTGCGTTTGCGCCGCCAGCGCCTTGGACTTCGACGTCGAAGGTGTAAACTTCGTCGGCTTCGCCTGCGTCGGATGCTTCGACTGTGATAACAACATCGTAGAATTCTGCACCAAGCTTGTTCTTCTGGTCGCCGCTGCGTGCGTTGACCATCTTGTCAAGTGTGAAAGTGCCGATTTCGCCGGATGCCGTAATTGGAGCCGAACCCGGCGCGCGGAAAGCGGTATCCGCGTCGTAGGTGTAGCTAACTTCGGAACGTGCCATTGTTTGGTTTCTCCTGTGGAAAAGGTCTGTAACCTGTCTGAGGGGTTATTTACGAGGGGGTCGAAATAACCCCCTCAGTTGATTACTTAGTGACCGCTGCGTTGCTGATGCCACGGAGACGAGCCGCTGCACGTCCGTGCATGACTGCCATACCAACGAGCCACTCTACGCGAGTACGCATAACCGGCTGCGTCTGGAGTTCGCCAAGGTCGCGGACTTCCATGATGCCATTCTGGAGGCCGATGACCCCTTCGTCTGACATGTTTACGCAGTATACCGATGTTGCGGTTGCTGTCGCGCCTGTTGCGCCTACTTCGTCAAATGCGACAATCTGGTCGCCGTTGGCGTCATAGTCAACGATGACGATTGGAAGACCGTCAAACATTGTTACGCGCTTGCCGAATTCATCTTCGGTGTACGTGATGTACCCGCCGATGGAAGAGTCGGTTGCTGCTGCTGAGAGCAGGTTGCGAAGCTTCTTCGACATGATCAGGTGCGTTGGCTCATCAACTTGGTCGATAAGGTCACGCAGGTTGCTGATCTTGAGTGGGTCGCCACCATCGGTAGCGCCGTTGTCAA